TATAAGGATTCCTAGTGAACGAAATATGCCTGCTCCTCCACAAGAAGTTATTACGTCATATAGGATGTGGGATGTTAGTTATTGGCGGAAACAAGGTGTTGTGATGCATGCTCATGAGTGGGTGTCAATTTGGAAAGAAGTTCAGGCCAGTGGTGAACCTGTGTATCAGGGTTTGCCCTGGACAGAATATGGTTACATAAATCAAAAAGACTCTATGGGAGAGAATTCTCCTCCCACTTTGAAGATGTTGTGTATGCGTCTAATGTCTTGGACTAACCTTGCATTTGCTGGTGATAAGGATGGTCCCTATACTATACATACTGTGTCTAATTTGTATCCGATTAAATTACCTCGTATGCTTGAGAGGTTTGATAAACCTACAAGGTATATTACGCAAAGCATAAAATCAACAGAATATTTATGGCCTGATGCGTTAGAGATGTTGTATTATGCTATTGGAACAAGGGAAGCATTTGGAACTCAGGTTTGGGATTTTGATGAAGCTCGTGATGCTGCCGTTGCAAGTGTCCGTAAAGATACTGCTTCGGGTCTTCGAAATGGAAATCGTTGTGAAACTACACTGGAAGGTGGGTTGCGTGTTGTAGGATCTGCTACTGGTAAGAAGAAGGAGCAATTACCATATGCTATATCTGAAATTAATAATATCCGAATGGAGTTAGAAAAAGATGATAAGTATGTTCCTCAGGATTGTGCGTGTCAAGCTACTTTGAAAGATGAGGCTAATAATAAGCGTGGACTTTCTTTTCTCGAACGTGCAGAGTTATGGCTTAAGCTTCGTCCATTTTATATACTATCATTAGTTCAATACTTGATGGCTGCAATGTGCCTAAAATTTCGTCAAGTTGTGGAGCGTGGTAGGGTTATTAAGATTGGGATGAATTTTTGGTTCGGTGGAGCTTTGTCACTTGCTATGAGTGTGGGTTTTGATGATCCTAATATAATATTTGAAGATGGCGATTTTAAGCATTTAGATTCTACGATTCATATGATATTGTTGATGTTGTATGTTACTCAAGCTTCTGTTTACTTTAATTGGAAGGGTATGACAGCGACTAATTGTATGTTACTGAGAGCTTTTTTTCGAATTTGTGCTGAGAGACTATCTATAAAGGTGACCCATATGTTCTCTACTATTTGGAGAGTTGTGTATGGTGGTATGCCTTCTGGAGCTTATGAGACTTCTCATGGTGACTCTTGGATAGTTGCGTTTCTCTATTTCTTGTATGTCCGTCAGGTTATGGACAAACATCCTGAAAGAGTTGCGCAAATGAAAGAATTGTATCGTCTTTTTCGGTGTGGTATAATTGTTTACGGGGATGATCATGTCTTATTTACCCATAAAGATATTCATGATATTGTTAATGAAGCAGGTTTTGCAAGATTTGTTTCTGAATTTTGGGGAATGAAAATAAGAGATATTCATCGTGCTAATTTTTTGACTGTTCCTGATCCTTGGTCTGGGGAAATTAGGGAGGCTGGGATAGTTTTTTTGAAGCGATACTTTGTTAATAGATCAACAGTATTTACTAAAGATGAAATAGCAAAGTATAAGATTTCGTTGGTATTACCATATAGGCCTTTGGGTGCGTTAATAATGAAGTTGGCGTATGGTAAAGCTGATAAGAAGTCAGTAGTGGAGTACATTGTATCATCAATTGGAATGGCTTATGATACTCAGGGTACGAATAAAGTTGCTTACGATTTTTGTAAGCATATATATAGAACCCTATCTGTTCATGTTGAAGGAAAAATTCAAGATGTATTGAAAGAATTCATGGAGACTGTAGCTCGTGAGGGACGTGATTCTTATGTGACACGTCTCATGCGGACTGCACATATTAGTGAAAATGATATTGTTCGTGGTTTTCCGAAGTGGTCGGAACTCATGGCTCGTCATCAATACAGTACTGAGACATCAAAGATAGGAGGTTATCAACCTGAGATCGAGAAGTTGTACTTCTAAAAAGAAATTTCTTCTCCGTTTGGAGTTTTTTAAAAATTTGCATAGCAAAAAAAAAAAAC